GGCACACTAGCGAAAGATTCAAGGGTTGGGATACTATCCAAGACGGGTGCGGACGCCAAGAAAATGTTCACCGACAAGGTGGTTCCCATTGCGAACCGCCTTCCATTCTTCTTCAAACCGATACAGGACGGCATGGATAAGCCGAAAACGGAACTGGCGTTTCGTATACCTGCTTCGAAGATTACAAAGAAGAATATGTACGATGTGGAGAGTGAAGAGATTTTCGGACTGGATACGACCATCGACTGGAAGAACACCGACGACAACTCCTACGACGGAGAGAAGCTCATCCTCCTCGTTCACGACGAGAGCGGAAAGTGGATTAAGCCCAACAACATCCTCAACAACTGGCGAGTTACCAAGACGTGCTTGCGCCTTGGAAGCAGGATTATCGGCAAGTGCCTAATGGGCTCGACCTCGAACGCGCTGGCTAAGGGCGGTTCGAACTTCAAGAAGCTGTACGAGGACTCCGACCCCAGCGTACGCAACGCCAACGGACAGACCAAGAGCGGTATGTACTCCCTGTTCATTCCTATGGAATACAACATGGAAGGTTTCATAGACCAGTATGGTCATCCCGTGTTCCGCACCCCTGACGCGCCCATCAAGGGTGTCGACGGGCAGAAGATTAAGTCTGGCGCCATCGACTACTGGGAGGCCGAGGTCGAGAGTATGAAGAGCGACGCCGACGCCCTTAACGAATTTTACCGTCAGTTCCCGCGCACCGAGTCGCATGCTTTCCGTGACGAGAGCAAGCAGAGTCTCTTCAACCTAACCAAGATTTACCAGCAGATAGACTACGCCGACAGCCTCGTCAAGGAGCACTACCTTACGCGGGGCTCGTTCCGGTGGGAGAACGGCGTCAAAGACACGAAGGTTATTTTTAGCCCCGATAAGCGCGGCAGGTTCAACGTGTCTTGGTTTCCAAAAGCTGGGATGCAAAACAGATGGTTAGAGAAACGTGGTGTTAAGTATCCTGCTAACGAGCACTTGGGGTCTTTCGGCTGTGACTCCTACGACATTAGTGGCACTGTGGGTGGTGGTGGTTCTAATGGTGCTCTGCACGGAATGACCAAGTTCCATATGGACGATGCCCCTACGAACCAGTTCTTCTTGGAGTATGTCGCTAGGCCACAGACGGCGGAGATATTTTTCGAGGAGGTACTCATGGCTTGCGTCTTCTATGGCATGCCCATCCTCATTGAGAACAACAAGCCTAGGCTGCTATACCACTTCAAGAACCGAGGGTACCGTGGGTTCTGTATGAACAGGCCCGATAAGCACCTCAATAAATTGAGTAAGACCGAGCGCGAGCTAGGCGGTATACCCAACAGTAGCGAGGATGTCAAGCAGGCCCACGCCGCAGCCATCGAGAGCTATATCGAAAAGCATGTGGGCATAGACATGGATGGTACGTTCCGCGACCCCGGCGAGATGGGAGAGATGCCTTTCGTTAGAACACTAGAGGATTGGGCGCGTTTTGATATTAGCAACAGGACTGCTTTCGACGCCACCATCAGCAGTGGTCTGGCTATCATGGCGAACCAAAAGCACCTCTATACGCCTGAGAATAAGAAGACATCAATAAGTATTACCTTGCCTAGGTATAACAATCGTGGTTATAGGAGTGAGCTGAATGAAGGACGTTAAAGTCAACATCTCTAGCGCGGGCTTCCCCAGTCAGTTTGTTTCTGACGCGGAGAAGGCCAGCGACGAGTATGGCCTTATGATAGGTCAGGCTATTCAATACGAATGGTTTAAGAGGGATGGCAATCAATGTCGCTTCTACAACCAGTGGCGCGACTTCAACCGCCTGCGCCTGTATGCCCGTGGCGAGCAGAGTATCGGCAAGTACAAGAACGAGCTGGCTATCGACGGTGACCTGTCGTACTTGAATCTGGACTGGACGCCCGTTCCTATCCTGCCTAAGTTCGTTGATATCGTAGTCAACGGTATGTCCGAGCGCGTCTTCAAGGTCAAGGCGTACGCTCAAGATGCTTTGTCGCAAGCCAAGCGCAGCAAGTATCAGGATATGATTGAGGGGCAGATGGTCGCCAAGCCTGTGCTGGAGATTATTCAGCAGAAGACTGGCGTCGACCCGTTCACTATGAACCCCGAAGACCTTCCCGGCACCGATGAGGAGTTGCAGGTCTATATGCAGCTCAACTACAAGCCCGCTATCGAGATTGCTGAGGAGGAAGCCATCAACACCATCCTCGAGGAGAACCACTATACGGATATCCGCAAGCGCCTCGACTACGACCTAACGGTCTTGGGCATCAGCGTTGCTAAGCACGAGTTCCTCCCCGGCTCCGGCGTACAGCTTTCGTATGTCGACCCTGCCAACGTGGTATATAGCTACACCGAGGACCCGAACTTCAAGGACTGCTTCTACTGGGGAGAGATTAAGACGCTCCCCATCACGGAGCTTATGAAGATTGACCCGACCCTCACCAACGAGGACTTGGAGGAGATTAGCAAGTACAGCCAAAGCTGGTACGACTACTACAACGTAGCTCAGTTCTACGACAACGACATCTTCTATCGCGATACGGCTACGTTGATGTACTTCAACTACAAGACGACCAAGAAGATTGTCTACAAGAAGAAGAAGCTCGAGGGCGACGGGGCCCGCGTAATCGAAAAGGACGACCAGTTCAACCCTCCCGAAGAGATGATGGAGGAGGGCAACTACGAGAAGGTCGAGAAGACCATCGACGTATGGTATGATGGCGTCATGGTGATGGGCACCAACATCTTGCTCAAGTGGGAGGTGGCGCACAATATGGTCCGCCCTAAATCTGCCAGCCAGCACGCTTTGCCCAACTATGTGGCTACGGCTCCGCGCATGTACAAGGGCGTCATCGAGTCGCTTACGCGGCGTATGATTCCTTTCGCGGACCTCATCCAGATTACGCACCTCAAGCTCCAGCAGGTTATCGCGAGGACGGTACCCGACGGCGTGTATATCGACGCGGACGGCCTCAACGAGGTCGACCTTGGTGGTGGCAACGACTACAACCCTGAGGACGCCCTGCGGCTATACTTCCAAACGGGTAGTGTCATTGGGCGCTCGTACACTCAGGACGGGGAGTACAATCAGGGCAAGGTTCCTATCCAAGAGCTCAATAGCAACAGTGGTGCTGCTAAGACGCAGATGCTCATTGGCAATATGAATCACTACTTGCAGATGATTCGTGACGTAACGGGACTCAACGAGGCCCGCGACGGGAGCACCCCCGACCCACACAGTCTTGTCGGCTTGCAGAAGCTGGCTGCTGCCAATAGCAATACGGCTACCCGCCACATCTTGGACGGAAGCCTGTACATGTTCCGTTCTCTGGCTGAGGCCCTTACGTACCGCGTCAGCGATATCCTCGAGTACGCCGACTTCAAGGACGAGTTCGTAAACCAGATTGGCAAGTACAACGTCAGTATCCTAAAGGAGATTAACGAGCTATACCTGTACGACTTCGGCATCTTCATCGAGGTCAGCCCCGACGAGGAGCAGCGTGCACAGCTTGAGGCCAATATCCAAATGGCTTTGAGTAAAGGTGGCATCGACCTTGAGGACGCTATTGACATTCGGGAGATTAAGAACCTGAAGCTCGCCAACCAGCTCTTGAAGATTAAGCGTATCGCCAAGCAGGAGGAGGAGCGCACGTTCCAGCTCCAGCAGCAGCAGATGCAGGCGCAGTCTAACATGCAGTCACAGCAGATGGCAGCACAGACGGCTATGCAGAAGATTCAAGCTGAGGCGCAGAGCAAGATGCAGGTCAAGCAGGCCGAGATTGCTTTCGAGATTGAGAAGATGCAGGCCGAGGCTCAAGCCAAGGCGCAGCTTATGGACCTTGAGTTCCAATACAACTTGCAGTTGCACGGCATGCAGGAGCAGCAGTTGCAGTCTCGCGAGGACAAGCGCGAGGACGCCAAGGCAAAACGTATTAGTCAACAAAATACTGAGCAGAGTAAGTTGATTGACCAGCGGAAGAATAACTTGCCGCCCATGAATTTCGAGTCGAACGAAGACAGCTTGGACGGCTTCGACTTGGCAGAATTTAGTCCACGATAAACTATAAATAAATGGAAATCAAAGTACGCGACCTCGGAGAGGTTGAATCAAAATCTACCCAACAGATTGAGCAGGAGCTGCTCGAAAAGCACGAGGCGGAAGTAAACGGGGAAGAGCCCACACCTGAGCCTGAGCCCGAAGAGCCTTCCGGCTTGTCGGAGGATGACGTGCGGGCTTTCTTGAGCAACCGTTACGGTCGGGAGATTAACTCTCTGGATGAGCTGGCTGAGGTGCGCGAGACGGCACCCGATTTGCCCGAGGACGTAGCTGCGTACTACAAGTACAAGCAGGAGACCGGTCGTGGCCTCGAAGACTTTATGAAAGTGAACCGTGACCTTACTGAGGCTGACGAAGATTCACTACTAAAAGAATACCTCCTTATCACCGAAGAAGCCTTTGACGAGGACGACGTGGAGATGATGATGGAGGAGTATAAGTTTGATGAAGACCTCGACGACGAGGCTGAAATTAAAAAGGCTAAATTAGCCAAGAAGAAAGCTGTTGCTAAAGCTCGAAAGTTTTTCGAGGAGGAGAAAGAGAAATACCAAGCACCTCTTGAGTCAAGGGGCGTAGGTTCTCTGGAGGACTCCGAAGAGTACCAAGAGTACAAGCAATATGTTGAGCAGGCGAAGACGTACCAAGAGGAGCAGAAGCGCAGGAAGGAGTGGTTTGACGATAAGACCAGCGAGGTGTTCAGTGAACAGTTCAAGGGTTTCGAGTTCAACCTCAACGACAAGTCCTACGTGTATTCTCCCGGTGACCGTGGTGAATTGAAGAAGTTGCAGCAAACTCCCGAGGCTTGGTTAAGCAAGTATCTGGACGAGCAGGGCTTGGTCAAGGATGCCGCAGGATACCATAAGTCTTTGGCTGTCGCGATGAACCCCGAGAAATTTGCCGAGTTCTTTTACGAGCAAGGCAAAGCGGCTGCGGTGGATGACGTTATGCGTAAGACTAAAAACATCAATATGTCCGAGCGTACCACTCCACAGGCTGTTTCTAAGGGGGAATTCAAAGTTCGTGCCGTCGCACCCAGTTCGGGTCGGGGGCTCAAAATTCGTAGTCCAAGAAACAAATCCTAAGAAAAAATGGCTGGTTCAGGCCAAGTAACCCCGGGGTTTCAACTCCAACCCAGTTCCGAGCAGGTTCCCCTCTCGACGAACTACATCACCAACTTCGACTTCCTCAATCAGTATCTCCCCGATACTTACGAGAAGGAGTTCGAGCGTTACGGTAACCGTACTGTCTCATCGTTCCTCCGCATGGTAGGTGCTGAGATGCCGTCCAAC